CTAGACCTTAAGTACTTACATAAGAGCTACTTACCAAAATCCGTATTATGGTAAAAAGCAAATTGAAAGCAGTCACAAATAAACGACAACCAAGTGTGAAAAAATGGATGTCTTCTATCACCGCTGGTATCGGTGCCAATCGCACAACGAATATGCGATATAAACGTGCCCAATCACGAACTAAAACCAAAACTAAAACCCGTTCTAAATCCATGGTGGATCAATCAAGAACAGGTGGTTTGACTAAAACTTTCCACAGAATCAAATCTGGGAAGTATACAATAGCTAAATCCATAACATCGGTTTCACCCCTGTCATCTTGGTATGGTAATTCTACCAGTAATCTGTATGCCGGCGTTGGATCACAAGCGGCTATTCCACTTGATTTCGGAACCGTAGCAGATCAGTATACATATTACCAGACAGCAACTAGCGGAACCACGTTACCTGCGGGAAGCACTAGTCGCAATTTATGGATAAAAAACATACGAACTAAATTTACGTTCACTAACCAGAGTCCTGGTGATGCAAAGTTGATGATAATCTCTTATCGGTTAAAAAACGATACCGTAACAGCAACAAATCTTAATTTAGCTTGGCAAGCAGCTTGTGGCATTGAAGATTATGCTGGAACCGATAGTTCACCTGCTACAATTGGTAACCTCCCTCATCGATATAAATCTGTACGTGATAGATTCACTATTGTGGATATGGATACTATAAATCTAAGTGCAGGAGCACATCATGAACATACTACTAGTTGGAATGTAAATAAGATGGTAAACCTGAGTAAAGGAGTAGGGTCGTACTCAACGAAAGAATCGTACTTTGGTTTGCTTCTAATAACTCATGGGTATCCTGTTGATACTGCTCCCAATAATGTGGGTGGGATAATTACAACTGCACCTGTTAAACTGATCTTTACTTATATACATCAGGCTGATATGAAGTTAATGTCAGCTTCTCCGGCAACTAAAGTATATAGAGAAGTCAATAACTTCTCTACTGCTGATGCTAATTTGCATGCACAAGATGAAAAAAGTGGTGGTATTGATCAAATCTTTACTGCAGCTGGTGCGTTGGTAGATTATGCGTAGTTATATTTAAAAATTAACCAACAAAGCTTTTTGACATTGATTTTTACTTAGTCATTTATTCGGAGTGTAGCCCTAAATCCTAAATGAGGGTTTTTTACAAAACCCTAAAGTTCAAGTATGATCCCTTGTCCCAGTTTCTTTTCAATCACTACAAAACGTCGCATGAGTGCTTCTCTGGTTTCTTCGTCTTGCCAGATTTCTTCAATCTTGTATTGCGACGTGACAATGAGTCTTTTAGGTCGTATCTTAACTGACCCGCCTTTGACTTCACCGATGAACGGATAGGCATCCGCCCAGTGTTTGAAGTATCCTCCGAGTTTGATGTTGAATCTGTCGACATCGTCGACAAGGACCACATCTTCTCGTTGGTAACCGTCCCACCATTGGTTCCTGGGTTTGGGGAAGGCGTCGGGAATCTGGTCAAGAACTGCTCTTGTTTTTCCCGATCCTGCAAGTCCGTGTATCCAATATCCGCAAGGACCGGAGAGACGCTCCACGGATGGCATGAAATCCCGCTCGATACGTCTGATAGTGGAGTAGTATCGGAGTCTGATATCTGGATCGATGTCATCGATTCTTCCAGATTTTGCAAGGTCCCAAGTATTTTCCCAGCGATCTTTCTCAGCTGCTCCTCGTTGGGCAGGGTCGGCAGGTAAATCACCCCTCGAGTAGACGATTGAATTTGCATCCCCGTCCCCCGTTCTCGTCTTGCGACAATACTGATCGTTTTGGGTGTGACTGCCGCGGGCAATCGTAATGTGACACCCAGGTAGTGATCTCCGAACCGCAGATTCAGTTCGTCCTTCTCTCCATACCACATATCCTTGAATATGTGGTGTTCCAGTGCCTGGTGCCCTTTCCTCTCCAGCAACGATGTAGCGGCAGCTAAGTGAGTCGAGGTGAGCGCGATACGTAGTAGGGTAATTGTTCCAGGTGAACAGATGGGATCGGTTTCGAGACATATCATGCTACTGTGTAGCTGGAGATTATCTAGTTTATATATATATTAGGCTGTGCTCTATGGGCTGTGGTGCTTATGCAGCTTAACTAATTCGGACCGAGTCCTACACAGCTGCGTCTCCACAGAAGGTCTAGGGTAATAATACGGCTTCGCCTGCCTAGACCTTAAGTACTTACATAAGAGCTACTTACCAAAATCCGTATTATGGTAAAAAGCAAATTGAAAGCAGTCACAAATAAACGACAACCAAGTGTGAAAAAATGGATGTCTTCTATCAC